GTTCGCTTGAGTGTTCGTAGAGGGCTTCCTTCAGTTCTTCGTAGGAAATCCACTCTTCCTTCGTCCAGTCGATTGGATCGGGCGGTCCTCCTTCTTTCCAGGCTCTTCGAGTAGCTTCTTTTCCGTTCTTTCTTCGGATCTGAAACTCGAGCACAGAAGGATCAAGAGCACGGAGTCCCTTCTTCGACGAGTCTGCGAGAGCTTTCGTGATGTCGAATCGTCCTCCGACGTTGAACTCCTTGCGAGGGCGCACGTGTACTTCGAAATGGATTCGACGAGTGACAGCTTCCCATGAAGCGACGAGAGCTCTGAGATCTCCCATGTCATTTCCATTGATTTCTCGATTGGATGTGATGAAGAGGAAACGAGAGACAAACTTCGTGATTCCTTTCGCTTCGAGATTCGGCATGTTAACGTTGTACGTAGCGCTGTTGACACAGTTGATCAGTTCACGAGCGAAATCGGCGTTGGATTCGTTTTGCTTCACTTGGAGAGAATCGTCGAAGAGGACTCCTTCTTGGCCGTGGTAGCCTGACCAGAAGTCATCTTGGAAGTTCTTCCTGTAGAGCTCATCAGCTCCATCGTGGGAGATTCCAGGCTCGAGATCATTGAGCAAGTCAGTGAGCAGCGTAGGGATCATCGTTGTCTTTCCGACTCCAGGCGGTCCGCACAGATAGATGCACGTAGGCTCGACCCTCAGGGTGGTAGGGGTGAGCACCTTGTTCATCGCATCGATGCTGACGTTGAAGAGATCTCGGACACGTTTCCATGTCATGTAGAGCGAGCGGAATTCGGGAACGTCACAGAGTCGTTGAACTCTGATCTCGAGATCGTCTCCTTCTTCTGCGTGTTTCTGCACTTTCTTGGCGTATTGTCTGCTGATCGAGGCTCGGATGGCGGATCCAGAGGTCATCATATGACATGCTTCGGCTAGCCATGTGTTCATCGCATCTGCGAGTGGCGCTTTGCTTATCAGATCATGGATTTCTGCATTGTCTGTAGTAATCCATCCGTAGATCTTCATTCCAAGCGCAGCGATCACAGTTGCAGCAGTGATTGTTCTTCCGAAAGAGACGATTGTCTTCGTGAACGACGACGAGCGTTCGTCCGTGACGAAGAAGAGTCCTCCGAAAAGAGCAACCAATGAACCGACGGCGGCGAGTAGAGCACGTGTAGAAGGCATTTCTGCGGCGTTGTGGACGTACTTCGATCTAGGAGCTGGGACAGGCTCTGAGGATGCTTCGAGTATTTCTTCCTCGGAATCCTCTTCTTCGTCTTCTTGACGGTACGAACGTATCCAGTTCCAAATTGATTCGAAGAGCCGACACACGATTCCGCATACGTCTCCTCCGATCATCAGTCCTCCGACTCCAGCCATGATA